TGGGCCGGGACGCACCCTATCCGTCTGACGGCGCGGTGCTTGAAGGCCACGGGCTGACGGGGGCGATCCGCGGCAAGTGGCGCGACGATAAGGCCGGGAAGGTTATGCGGCCGGACTTTGTTCTCCTCGACGATCCTCAGACGCGCGAATCGGCGGAGTCCCCCAGCCAATGCGCAATGAGGGAGCGAATAATCACCGGGGATGTGCTGGGGTTGGCGGGGCCGCGCAAAAAGATTGCAGCCGTCATGCCCTGCACCGTCATCCGCAAAGGCGACCTCGCCCACCGATTCCTGGATCACGCCGTCCACCCCGAATGGCAGGGCATGACGTTCCAGCTTGTCAAGAAGTGGCCGGACGCCCAGGGCACGCTTTGGAAGGAGTACGCCGACCTACTCCGCGAGGGGCTTGGGAACGGCGAGGGCAGCGGGGCGGCAACGGCATTCTACAAGAAAAACCGCAAAGCGATGGACGCAGGGGCGGAGGTGTCGTGGCCGGAGCGGGTGCGGGCGGGGGAAGCGTCGGCCTTGCAGACGGCGGAGAATCTGCTGATTGAGTCGGGCTCCCAGTTCTGGGCGGAATATCAGAACGATCCGCAGGACGTGGCGGCTGGCCAGTACGAGCTGACGGTTGACCAGATCCTCGCCCACGCGACGGACCTACCGCGCCTGCATCTGCCAGAGCGGGCCAATCACCTTGTCGGCCACGCCGACATCAACCGCACAGGTCTCCACTGGTGCGCGACGGCATTCGACCAGGCGATGACCGCTCATGTGGTGGCGTATGGCAACTGGCCGCCGCGGGGGGATCTGTGGGCGCAAAACGCGACGGCACAGGTCCGGCAGGCCAGCATCTACCGTGGATTGTCCGAACTCATGGGCCAGGTGGCTGGGGCTGACTTCCGGCGCGGCGGGGCGCAGGTTCGCCCGTCGCTGTTTCTGATCGACGCCAGTTACGAGGCCGAAACGGTGCATCGGTTCTGCGAATCATGGCGCGGCCCGTTCCGATGTATGCCCGCCATCGGGCGAGCGGCCCACCGCTACAGGTGGAGCAAGGCTACGCTTGTGGGGCGTCCGGCAGAGCAGGCCCACGTCCAGCGTCCGCAGTCCAGGCTTTGTCCCTACGTTATGGCGAACGTCGATCACTGGCGCGAGGTGGCGCAGCGGGCATGGCTGGCGGAGGTGGGAGAAGCGGGTGGGTGTACGATTCACGCGGTCGCCAACCCCCGCGCACACGTTCTGTTTGCCGAACACGTCACGGCGGAAAAGCTGGCGCAGAAGTACGAGACCGAACTGGGCTGGCGTTGGGAGTGGACTCACGCTGTCGGGTCACATTGGGATTGGGGAGACGCGCTGACTGGATGCTGGGTGGCGGCGGCGCTTGAGGGGTTGAGCAGCAGCGGGATGGAATCTCAAAAAGTAGTGAGGCGGAAACGCCCGGCGATAAGGATGGTACAAGTATGAGCGGGAAAAGGGACAAGGCGGTGCGGCGGCAGGTTGACAAACACAGTGTCGCGCTATTCGTAAAGACATTCAACGCAATCTGCGACAAGCCGCTCGGCGAGCGGATGCGGTTTGCATGGCGCATTGCGACTGGACGAGGGGTGCAACGATGAGCGCGGTCATAACATGCTGCTGCCCGACTCACGGGCGGGCGCACATCATAGGAGAGGCCGTCGAAAGCTACCTGCGGCAAGAGCCGTGCGGGGTGGAAACGGAACTGCTGATTCTAAACGACTGCCCCGAACAGCCTTTGGTGTGCAATGCGCCGGGGGTTCGGGTTGTCAATGTGCCGCTAATGGAAAGCGTGTGCCACAAGTTCGACGCCGTTGTGGAGATGGCGGAAGGCGACTGGATCGCGTGGTGGGAGGATGACGACATATCCCTTCCGTGGCGCTTGCGTATGAGCGTAGAACGAAGCAAATGGACGGCCAATTACAAGCAGCGAAATGCGTGGTACTGGAATAGCGGGCGCATCGAAAAGCTTGGCGAGAATCTGTTTTTTGGAAACTCGTTTTTCAGAAAAGAGTCCTTTGTCGCATCCGGAGGAGCCGGGCGCAACGGATACCCAGATCAAACGGCGTTCAACAATATGCACGTTCAACGCTACCCTGGCTGGCCGCATTCATTCACGGCCATGGAAACCGCAAGGCCGGAAGACGTTTTCTTTTTGTACCGCTGGTCCGGGCTTGAGGTCGTGCATGACAGCGGCTTCGGCGGCGGGGCGATGAATGACGCCGCGCAACGCAGCCTGACATTCCGCGAGCGAACGCTGTCCAATCCTCGGTTTAAGCACGGGATTCAAAACATCGTGCCAGCATGGAACCACGACTATACCGCGCAAGCCAAGGAGGCCGCACAATGCCAGCAATAACCGCAATCATTGCAACGTGGAACGAACTGCCGCAAAACCTTGAGCGCACGGTTGACGGATTGCGCGGGCACGGCGTTCGGGTATCCGTTGTAGAAGACGACCCGGTTAGGCTTGGCTGCGGCTACCGGCGTAACCAAGGCATCCTCGCGGCGTCTACTGAGCTTGTTTTTTTGTGTGACGCACACATGGATTTCGAGCCGGGCTTTTTTAACGCTATGGCCAGCGAAATGGCCGCGCACCCCGACGCGGTTGTTGTTGGGCGGATGCAGAGCATGGATCACGGGTGGCGTGACATTGCGGGGCACCTGTACGCTGGGGCGGAGATTCAAACGGAATATGAAGCGCCGGGAGGACAGTATGTTCCGATTGCGGCCCGATGGCGGCGGAAGCATGAAGGCGGTGCGGCACAGATCGGGGCGGTCATGGGTGCGTGCTACGGATTCACGCGGTCGCATTATGAGCGCATGGGCCGCCCGTTGGCCATTCTGCGCGGTTGGGGGTGCGACGAGGAACTGCTATCTATTGCATCCTACATGGTTGGAGGGTGCGTTCGTCTTATGATGCCGGTGGCGCGGCACATGTACGCCGCGCCGCGCCATCGCCCGATTGAGTTGACACCCGCCGACATCCTCCACATCTGGGGCAACCGGCTGGCGATGTTGCGGGCTATACCGATGAAGCCGGAAACGCGGGACCGGCTTGCGGAATGGCTGCGGCGAACGGATTACGCGGAGCGTAATTGGGTTGAACTGATTGGCGACGTGGCAACGCGCAACAATGACATCAGGCGCATGTACCACGCCCTTGCCATGCCGGCGATGCCGTTTGAAGAATATCTGGAAAAATGGTGCAACGGGCGCACCGCCGAAGATCGAGAAAAAGACAAACAAGACGGAGAACGCATGATGAAAGCAGACAAGGCGAGGACGACGAAGAACGGGAAGAAAATCGGGCGTCCGCGCAAAGTGCCGGAAGTGGCGAAAGCCGAAGCCGTGGTGGATATGGGGCTGCCCTGTCGCCATTGCGGGGAGCGGTACGGGCACAAGGTCGTAATAACCTACGACAACGAAAACCGTCTGATGAAGTGCGGGAAGTGCGGCGGGCACTTTATTGCGGTGAGGGGGGCGTCATGAAACGGGAAGTTGGCAGCATTTATGGCCGGGCCAAGCACCCGCGTCAATACGGAGACGTACAGCCAATCGGGTGCGGGCGTGGGGGTGACGGGGACCCAGAGTACAGGCCAATTGACCCAAGCAATAAGCTATTGTCTGGCACAATTTTTCCGGGCGTTCTAGAGGTTCCTCCGGTTCTTACACTTGGGCAGTTTTTGGAAATCCAGAACGCCTGCTCAGACTAGCGGCGAGGAAGGTCTGTCCAGAATCTAGACAAAAACGCAAAATATCTTTTCGGCTTTTTTGATCTATGCCCCAAAGTAGGGGCATGGATAAAGAGCCGATCAAAGAGGCGGCAGAGGCCGCAGCCGCGCAGATTCTTCAAGGCGGGCAGTCTGTGTCTCAGGGGGACATGTCCGTCGCCCAGGCTCCGCTTTCTGCGATAAAGGCCATCATTGACCACGAAGAGGACAAGGCCGCCCGCAAGGCCGGCCTGCGTCCGCTGTTCCGCAATATCAACCTCGGCGGGGTTTCCTGATGGCCGCCCGTCGCAAGGCTGCCTCAATGCCCCCCGCCGCCGCCGTCCGGCTGGACTACGACGCCACAAAAACGACTGGCCGCCGTCGCGCCCCGTCAACGTCAGTCGTTGCGGAGCACGTCATGCTTCCGGACAGCAAGCGCAAAAAGCTGCTGGCGACGGTGCAGGACCAGCAGCGTAACGCCTCAGCCGCGGCGTGGATGATTCGCCGCCACCTTGACTACGTTTCCAAGTTCCGGTTCCAGTTCCGCACCGGCAAAGACGCCCTCGACAAGGTCGTCAACCGCCTATTCCATTGGCACGCCCAGCCGCGCAACTTCGACATCGCCGCCCGCTTTGGAAGGGAAGAGATGTTCCGAATGTTTGAGGCCGAGAAGGTTACGGCGGGAGATGCCGGCATGATTAAGCTCTCCGGCCTGATGCTACAAGCTATCGAGTCAGACCTTATTGCATACCCCAAGGTCGGAAAGTACAATCCTAAGACAAAGCGGATTGACCAAATCCCGAAGGCCGTCTTGGATAGCGTCAACAAGGATACCGGCGTCGTAATGGACCCCGATCGGCCCGGCCGTGTGGCGCAGTTTTGCATTTGCAGCCGCGGGCAGGACGGCAAGTCAGTTGCGTTTGATCACCTTGAGCCAGCCGAAAACGTGATTTTCGACGCCTACTGGACTCGGTTTAGCTCGCAGGTCCGCGGAGTTTCCCCGCTTTCAACCGCAATCAATAGCATCCAAGACGTGTATGAGGGCGTTGACTTCAACCTAGCCAAGGCAAAAGTCCACGCGCTGTTCGGCATCGCCCTTATGCGCGACTATGCCGGCGCAAACACGCCTGGAGAGGTCGCGGCAGAGTGGGGCGCGGCGTCTGGCGTACAGGGCGCTGAAGGCGAGGAAGCCGTCACGGAGCCGATTTCCGCTAAGCTACAGGAGATCAAGCCCAACGAAATGCTCATGCTGGACATGGACACTCGTGGGCGAATTGAAACTGTAGAAAGCAAAACACCGTCGAGCGAGTTCCGCGAGTTTCAAGAGCTTGTGCTGCGCTTGGCGTTTCTCGCCCTCGACATCCCTTATTCTGCGTTCAACAGCAAGGCCACGTCGTTCAGCGGAATGATAGCGGATCAAAACCTCTATGAAGTATCGTGCCGGGCAAAGCGCGAGAAGAACTCTTGGAAGCGCAGGGAGTACAGCGATTGGTTGCTTGAAACCGTCTGGAACGACCCAAAACTTTCCGCCGCATGGAACCTGAAACAGATCGCCAACGATGCCGGCATTACCCGGCTCCGCGAGCTACAAGAAGAAGTAGAATGGGTTCCTAGCGGCTTTCCTTGGTTGATGAAGGGGCAGGAGATAGAGGGCGATACAAAGGCAATCGCCATCGGGGCGGATAACATTATCGACTCCTGTACCCGCCGCGGCTCAAACTTCTTTGAGAACATAGACAAGCAGGCCGAGGCCGAAGCGTATGCCAAGGAAAAGGGCGTTGCGCTTGTCAAGGGACTGCCTGGGCAAGCCGTCGCGCAAGATGTGGTTGACGGCGTGGAAGAGAAAGAGGGCGAAGATGAATAAGTGGCTTTCAACCGGGTATCTTAAATCGAAGCCTGAAGGAGCAGTTGACCGCGAGCGTGGAATCATTCCCGGCGCGTTGGTCGTCACGGAAGGGGAGGCAAAGGGTCATGGAGTGTTCCTCGAGGCCGAATTTGTTGATGAAGTTATACGCCAGGGCAATGAAGCGAAGGCCGGACTTAAAGCCCGGTTCGGACATCCGAACATGTGCAGCACCGCTCTCGGTACCTTCCTTGGACGCTGGAAGAATTTCCGCAGAGACACCATTACCCGCGACGATGGATCGCAGGCTGTCGCCGCGAGAGCCGACCTGTTTTTGAGTCAGTCGGCAAAGGATACCCCGCACGGCGACCTGTATGAGTACGTTCTTGGGATGGCCGAAAAAGAGGGCGACATGTTCGGCACGTCAATTGTATTCACCCCCGGCGATGGATACCGCAAAACGAAATCTGGCAAGAAGGTTGTCAGCGTTTGGGAGCGTGACGAAAAAGGCGGTTTGGTATTCAACCGCGACGGCCAGCGGTTGTTCAGGTGGATCGATGAGAACGGAAATGATCACGACCCGGCCGCCGATCCTGTCATTGAACGGGATTACGCCGTTTGCCAAAAACTCCACGCTTGCGATGCGGTTGATGATCCGGCCGCAAACGACGGCCTGTTCAGCCGCTTTTCGCAGGAAACCGTTGCCGGGCAGGTGACTGAGTTTCTTGACCTTCACCCTGAAGTTTTTAACGCCGTTGCAGATCACCCCGAAATCCTTGAGGCATTGGCGAACTACGGCAACCGCGTGGATGAGTTCATCCAGCGGTATCAGGAATATAAGAAACAAAAGAACGGAGAAACGAACATGGAATCAAACGACACGCCCGGCGCGGAGACGCCGGAGACGCCGCCCGCCGCAGAGCCGGAAGGGACTGCTTCCACAACGGAGACAACGGAACCAGAGACGACGCCGGAAACGCAGCCGGAGACACCTCCTGCCGCCGCGCCGGAGAGCGCACCGCCCGAGCCACCGCCCGATCCGGAAACTCCACCGCCCCCGGCAACCGGACAGCAGAGCGACGAAAGCCGCGCCGAGTTCAAGCGCATGTGCGCCGACTTCGGCCAGGAGATCGCCGCGCAGGTGTTCGCAGACGGTGGCGGGTATGATGCCGCCCGTGAAGCCTATTACAAGGCCATCGAAGCGGAGAACAAAGCCCTGAAGGCTAAAGTTGCGGCCCTGCCGAGTGGCGGGACTCCTGCGGCTTTTGTCGTAGGGGACAAGCCCGCAGAAGTTGACGAGAATGGCGTTCATCGCCTGTTCCGCCAAGGGACGCGGCGAAACCGATAACATAAACGAATAAGAAAGAAAAACCATGGCTACAAACGAATCCAATACCCTTAATGGGTTGATCCAGATCAACGATCTGAATTTCGCAGACATCAACGTCACCGACCTTCTGCAAGACGCCCCTGTTTTGCAGCGGATGGTGGCCGTTCCCGCCTCGCAAGGCGGCACGCTCCACAAGTACATCAAGCAAGTTGTCGCGGCCGGCGCTTCATTCCGCGCCGTCAATACCGGCGTTGCGAACGCGGCCCCGCAGCAGGAAGACGTTGAGGTCGTCTGTAAGTACCTCGACGGCAGCTTCCAGCGCGACATCGCCATTGCCGACGGTTATCGCGGCGGGCGTGCAGCGTACATGCAGAATGAAACCAGAAAGGCTTTGCTGGCCCTGTTTGCCGGCCTTGAGAAGCAGATTCTCCAGGGCACCGGATCGGGCATCGGCGGCACCGGATTCAACGGCCTCGCCGACAACTCCTTCGTTTCCAACCTGCACCAGAGCATGGTTGTGAACGCGGGCGGAAACGGCGGCCGGTCTGTTTGGCTTGTTCGCTCCACCGAGGACGATGTGGCCATTGTGGCGGGTAACGACGGTCAGTTGAAGTTCGACTTCGACCCCGAGTCCGTGCAGTTCCTGGTTACGGACACGAAGACCGGCGCGGGCTACAACGCCCTGTCTGCCGCGCTTGGCGGCTGGTTTGCCGTGCAGTACGGCAGCCGGTACAGCCTAGGCCGCATCGCCAACATTGACGGAACCAGCGGCAAGACGCTGACGGACAAGCTCATCGCCGAAGCCTTGAGCAAATTCCCGGCTGGCCGCCAGCCCAACGTCATTGTTATGGACCGTACGAGCTGGCACGAGTTGCAGGCCAGCCGCACGGCGACGAACCCGACCGGTGCGCCTGCCCCGTTCCCGGCCGATGCGTTCAGCATTCCGATTGTCGTGTCCGAGCACGTCAAGACGGACGAATCCGCGCTGGTGACCACGACCACCACGAC